CCAAGCTAATCCACTGATGTGGTTCATCTGGTAACTCCTTAAGGAAGTGAGCCCTCACGGGTGTCCCCTCCCAGTAGTCACCACCACATGACTCTCTGAACGGACCTTCAGCGAAGGTCTTATTAGGATTCGGCGTGAAGCCGAACAACCGCAGTCCAGCCACTACGGATTTATAGTGGCTGGTCGGTACTATGAGGTCGTCCCCATAGCACATCACCAAATCGGGGTCACCCCCTTCATCGGCAATAACGGTTCGGGCTAACGTGGCGAAAACAATCGTCTCGAGCTCAAACGTGAAGCCATTCCCCATTGAGGAGAACTTCTCAAGCCGGTACCATCGACCATTGACACGCGTGTGGGTCGCCCGCAGAGAGCTGAGCAATTCGTGCCAATCTTCTCGTAAGAGAAGCTGCACGAGGACACGGGAGACCGTGTCGGAAGCATTGCTCATATCGATCGTGGCATAATCACCCGTGACACTAGCAAGCCTTGCGGCCTGGCGGTGCCGGAGTTGATCTTCAGATAGATCGATTCCAATACGACGGATCCTGTCCTTGAGCAGCCGTCCAACGTCAAGTTGGTACGTCACTGCAATGGACGCCTCCTTCGCGCATCCCCGGAACTTCGTTCCATCCTTAGGGACTGTGAAGAAGATATTCCCGCGTACTAATCTGGGAGCACTTTGGTAAGCGCGTGTCCCCACAAGGGATCGCGCCCAGCTTGTCTCATACCACATAGGTAAGAGGCAAGTTGTTCCTCGGTACACCGTAGGAGTGCTAGACATCTTGTCCGGTGTTGTTTTTAAGAACCCCGTGTCAGCATACGTGGCGCCAGGAGAAAATCTCGGCGTTAGGTGGTCCGGCAGGTTTCCCATCAGGTTGACAACATTTTTACGCCAACGACAGATGAAGTCGTAGACGGGCATATCCCCTTCCTCGATTAAGAGGTGTTGAGGGAGATACCGGCGAAGTCGCGCATTGGTAGTCGCACATTCACGCTCGCAAAGCATGAAGGTGTCGACAGCTGCCGCCTCACGGTCCAGGGACGATGGCAAATCACACTTCCTGAGAAGGTCGGTGATGAGCGCATCGAGGAAATAAGATTCCGAATCCCTATAGTCCTGAGGCCTACATTTGAGCTTTTGAAGCTCAACCCACTCCCCTGCTTTCACAAGTCGTAATACTTCTTGTGCACGCGGGGTGCCTATGTTAAGAGGTAGGCTCTCAACAATACGAACAACTTGGTTGCTCATATAGCTCCAGTCTTAGATCGTTTCGTTAGATTCGATCAGGTTGCGGAAAGTGCGTCCCGGATGATCGCCTTGGTAAAGGCAAGA